TTATTTTGTGGTTTTGATCGTGCGCTCGAATGTCTTTTCTTCCGTGACAATGTTTGTATCGTCAATGTTTACTTTTGCGCCTGGATGCTGTAATTCTAATGCTATGACTGTATCAATTGTTTTACCAGGATTGATTTTTGTGTCCATTTTATATTTAGGTGGATTTGGTAAATCTCCAATAGCACCTAATACTGCTTCTTCCGTCATGTCTGTAACCTCATGCGCATTTAACGCTACCGACATAGCCATCCATGCGCTTTGCGCTTCATCGCTTTTATTTGTAAACTCGACTTTAATTGCCAATACCTGTTTACCACTTTTCCCTTTTAACTGTTCCTCTCCTTTAAATACAAATTTATAGTCTTTACCTTCGTAAACTTGATTACTTACTTCTTCTGTTTTTTCCTCCTTCTTGTTTTGTACCTTTTCAGCTTCGACTGTTTTTTCTGATGCCCCATCTGAACAACCTGCCATAATTCCTAATGTTAATACTGACGCCCCTAGAATTTTAGTAATGTTTTTCATTTTAAATTCCTCCAATTAGTTTATTTAGGAAAAATATACCACGTTTGTATAATGTGTGTCAACACTTATTTATAAAATTTTCCCGCATTTATCACATTTACTTTTGTAGCCAACGCCAAACACAAGCAAAGCGCCCATAATATAAGCCGTTCCCATCACGTATATACCTAATCCTAAACTAACTAACCCCATAACGGATAGCATTCCTATAAAAATGTTATTTAAAATTTTCGTTGTATCTACATTGTCTTTTTCGCTTACAGGTATATGGATTCCGTCAATTCCTGCTATCTCTTTCGTTTTTACATATTCGATCGGTTTCGGGGATCCTTTTATTGTATCTGTAACTAATACCTTTAAAACGTCCACCACCTCATCCAATACATATCCTTTAAATTCACCATTAGGCTTTCGCGCATGAATGTACTGTCCGATATGCGAACCGTTAATTTTAACATTCATGTATTTTACACCCTTTCCACATGTTTTTTCGTTCCGGTGTACATATTACTTCAAACTGTAAATTTAACTTTTTGTACCGCTCTATTTTATCCATGTTCGCTTTCTTTTTCTGTTTGCGGTCGACCTCGTAATAAATGTAGTCATGTTGATTCTTTGGATCGTCAGTTATAGGTATAACAAAGTCAGGCTTGAATACAATTCCTTTTACTGTGATGGTAGGCTCTATTTTTGCTTTGTGCAGCAATCCATTTTTTATGAGGAATTTATTTATCATCATTCTATGTTCCCAATGACCGAACCCTCGACCTTTAACGCAAAATATTTTTTGTTCTTTCTTTACCGAATCAACAAGCCCCCTTTCCTCCATGTTTTTAAGCACCCTGTGAGCGTTCCTTATCCCTCCATGACCTAAATTACCCGCGTTCAATCTCCGCAACTCATACACGCTAGAAACGCCTAATTTATTCAATCGTGAAAGTATCTGTGCTTCCCTTTGTCTGCGGATTTCTGACTTTAGCATCCCAACCGTCCCTTTCTACAAATTCAAATGCTTTAAATTCCATTTTGTAATCCTTTTTGTATATGCCAAGACCGAATTGTCCTGACGGTAGTTCTTCTGCGCCCTTCTCGTCTAACGCAACCCTGCTTGCTACATCTGTCGGTAATCTGAAACATATCCGTGTTTCTGCGTTTTGCTTAACTTGCCCGTTAAGTATGTCTTTGGTGGGATATTGTGTGGCGTAAATAAGATGTGTATTAAATCCCCTTCCTAATCGCGCTATCTCACTAATTGCAGACAAACACGCTAAGTAAGGCTCTTTGTCATCGTGTCTCTTTAAATGATCTGGCGGCAATAATTCCCCCGCTTCATCAACAATGACATATATGTGTGATTTCCTGCGCTGTTTCATTTGTGCGGTTACACTTTCTAATTCAGTCCTTGCTTGCTGTATATCGGTAGCTGTTACAATTCCATAATCAAATCCCCCTTTCATATCAATTAGGATAATTTCTCCATTTAATTGACTGATTAAGCACTTGATGAAATTTGTTTTCCCGTAACCCGTTGTACCTGCCACAATCATATGAGCGAATTTATTGAAGTTGTGGTACATCAATCCGGTTTCGTATTTGCCGATAATGACGCTGTTAGAACGTGGTAATTCTGGTAATTTAGTATTCTTTTTCCAATTACCTGTAAATATTTGCATTCCTAACCAGTAAAACGTTACAAAAGTCAGACAATACAAAATGTTAGCAATCCCGAAAACCCCCTTTGGTGAAAGTGGATAATGAAAAAGAGATATATAATATATATGCCCTGTTTGTGATGTTGGAATGGATAAGCTGATAAGATTGATATTATAGGAATGGAATATTCGTGCGAATGTTCGTATGGTGAATGTTCGTTGGAATGTTCGGTGGTATATTCTTATGTATATTCGTGTGATACTTCAATATGACTGTAAATATACAAAAAGGGGAAATTAATCCCCTCAATGTTATAATTTCTTTTTTAACGCTCGTCTTGTCCTTTTACCGTAAATCCCATCAATCATATGTGGAGTATATACGGACTGGAAACGTCTTACCGCATCTTCTGTATTCCTTCCGAAAATGCCGTCTACACCGTTGTTTTTCGCACCTTTATTTGGATAGAAGTAAACTTCGCATAATGCTTTTTGCAATCGTCTTACTTTGTTACCACGATCACCACGTTTTAAAATTCCTTTTGGTAATCTAGGCGCACGTTTCTTCTTTGGTTTAGCCTTACCCGCAACTCTTAATTTGTCTCCTGGGTGGATAATATTGCCCTTTAGGTTATTTAGCCGTTTTAAGCGCCTTACGGACATTTTATGGTCTTTGGCTATTTCCCATAAGGTATCGCCTTTTCGAACCGTGTAAACGTCTTTATTTGACGGTTTAGGATTACTTTGTTTTTTTGGTACGTTATCCTCGTAATCAACAAATTTCACATTGAAGTAATCACAAACAGCTTTAGCAATCGCCCTCGCACAATCCCTGCGATATTCAGCACTTTTACCACCGAAAATATAATCGAAATCATGATCGTTAGTCATGAAACCATGTTCAATCAGGTATGCCGGCATTGCTGCTTCGCGTACCATATGGAGATTAGTCCATGTACCTAAACGAACTTCATGTTTCCCGTTGCCGTGAAGTCCTACACCCGTGTTTTCCGCTTTCCATTTATCAACCCACATATTAGCGAATTTAGGAGATGTAGGCCAGTGGAATACACAAGCGCCTTTAGCTGCTGATGCACCTGCGTTAGCATGAATGCTTACAAGCAAATCAGCACCTATTCTGTTGGCTTCATCTGTTCGGTTGTTCAAGTTTTCGCTACTTGCAAAGGATTGTTTCGTGATACGCGCATCAAGTCCCGATGCTTCAAGATACCGTTTCGTATGTTTTGCTACATTGATATTAAAATTGTGTTCCTCGTAATTGCGCCCGCCTTTGCGTACGCCTTTACCTCCACCTTGTTCGAATGTGTTTTTTGTGTGTCCTGCATCTAACATAATTAATGGCATATTATTTCAACCCCTTTTGTTTCAATGCTTTGTTTTGTTTTTGTGCCTTCTTGCTGCTAAAGTGATTCTTATAAATAGCCATGCAAGTTACAACTAACGAAATCCCCGCTGACAACAATACGCCTATGCTGTTGATGAAATCCTGTGTGAACCAGTCGAACTGATAACCTGCAATGGATAATACCGGAAGTAATGCTGCTAAAAATCCCGTAATCTGCGACACGACACCGCTTTTCGCTTCTCGTTTAACTTCTTCTTCAATTTTGAAATTGTTAATGTTTTGCATTTTATCCCCGTCCTTTACGTGAAATTTTCGTATATTCCGTATAAGGCAATCCCACCAAACAAAATATCGCTATATATCCAAACACAATTGACGTTGCATTGAAGCCGATGTAGTTATGCATGATGATCGCTACAACGATGTAAATTGTGAAATTACTTATCATGCCAAATTTACGTAACCAATTAATATTGAAAAGTAACCCGAATGCGCTTGTTAACCCCACAAGCATGAAACTGATAGCCCATCCACTTTGCGTCATTAAAAGCGAAAATATAACCCTGTCTAATGTTTCCGCCCATATAAATAAAATAGCTAGCGTTACCGATACAAAAGTGACAAACGTTTCATAATGTGGTATTAGATTGACAGGCTTTTCTTTTATCTGTTTCGCCAGTTCTTCGAGTTCTTGTTCTTGTTTGTCCAATTAGTTCACCTCGTTATAAGCCAAACGATTAAAGAGCCGAACGCTGATATAACCCCGCCAAAAATCACATAAAAAAAAGACCTTGAAATCCATTGATTAGTGCTTTCTAAGTCTTGTATTCGTTCATATACTGTTTTTAATTTTTCTACTGTTGATTCTTTAAAGCGTTGCAAATCGTCTAACTCATTTTTCATGCGTTCGTTATCATCTTCTAGTCGTTTGATTCTCCATTTTTCCCTTTCATCCACTTCGTAACCTCCTAGTTAATGAGGTCGTACCCCGTTTGACTTTATTTGTTGTTTGTGATAATAATTAAATAACCGCACTACAACTCCGGTAGTACGGTAAGGGGCTATGTATGGTAGCCCCGTTTTTTTATTCTTCCCCTTTTAGCTGATTTAGTTCCTGCTGTAATTCCGTAATCATAGCGTCACGTTGCGCTATTTGCATAGACAATCCCGCTATTTGATTTAGTAATGATTGTTTAATGTAGTCTTTATTTGGTTGTTCCATTTACTATGCCCTCCAATGTTTCAATTCTTGACTGTTGGTCTTTAATGATTGGAATTAATTCAATCCACAATCGAGAATAGTCGATGCCTTCAACTTCTCCATTATTGCTGTATTGTACATATTTTTCTAATCCATGCAATACTAAATCTTCTGCAATTAGTCCAGGTATTTCTTTTATAGGAATATCTTCTTCCTTCGACCAGTCAATTACTTTACCGTTGTATTCTTCGGTTAGTAAGTTTGCGTATGATTCGCTAGCTTGCTTATCGAACCATTGTTTTGGCTGTAAGTTTAATATGCGATTATCTGTCGTCAAAGGTTGTATATTAACTTTATACTTGCTTGCCGATGTTGAACGTCCTAATACACCACCGTCTGTTATTACAACGGTACTTCCCGCGCCTGAGTATGTTCTAGTCCGTATTGTTTGCGATTCTACTTTTGTTCCTGTTCCGTCTTGTCCTAAAAGGATGTTAGCACCTGAATAACGGTCTGTTATGATTCCCGATGACAACCTTACCCTATCCGCTGTAAATGGAACAGTCGTACCGTCACTATATCGAGATGCAACAACTTCGCCGTTACCTTGAATGTATGTTGTTCCTGATGCATCATTGGCAACTCGTCCAGTACCTCCGAAATCAATTTCACGGTCAACCGCCCAAAACTTAGCCGCTTTAACGCCTCGCCAAGCTGAACCGTCAGCCGCCCTTACATTTAAACCCGCACCTCGTAAATGGATTTCGCCAAAGTTCGAAACCAGGTGCATGTTATAGTTATCTGTCGGAATACCTAAATAACCCTGTGAGTTACCGTCCGATGCTTTAAAGTTAAGCATTAAACCAGACGGCCCTGTGCTAAATGACTGCGTGCGCCATAATTCTAATGCGTTACCATCAGCGTGAACCCTCGTCACGGTGTTATAAAAATCCGAAGCATACCCCGAACCCGTTTTGAAATTCATACCGAAATTAGATTCTTGTGTTAACGCCTGACCGCTATATATATGCATACCGCCACCGACAACATCTCCCGTGCGTGTTTCACCTGCGTAAAAGTCAATAAACCGCGCACCGCTATAATCAGGCGAACCGCTATGCACTTCCCTTTGTGTTGTCAGGTTTTTATCAGTCATTGCCATTTGTCTACCGCTGATATTTAACTTATTGCCATCTACTGTTTTGCTGATGATTCCAGTACGTATAAGTCCGTTCCAAGTTTCGGTAAATGCTTCATAATCTACATTCCCGCCTGCGAAAGTACGGTCAAATTTACCCGTTGCTCTCAATACTCCACCTTGTATGGTGGTATTACCCATTGAATCCCCACCATAGATGGAAATAAAGTCCGTGCTTATCGTACCTGCCGTCAGTAAATTTGTATTGATTCCGTTTCCTGTTATAGCATTTTCGAATGTTGCGCCACCGTCTGTTGAAACGCCAAGTCCTGCTGAATTAAACAACGTCACAAGGTTAGGATCTGTTTTATCAATAGCAGTAATGCCGTTATTATCAAAAATCAATTCCGTTTGTGCTGATTGTAGTGCTTTTGTTGCCTCTGCTACTGCATTATCTAATACAGAAAAAGGTAACTTAATTTTGCCTTCCAACAACTGATTGACTTGTTTACGTGCTGTTTCAATTTCCGATTGATGGCGTTTGACAAGTGATTTAGAGCCTAGTGTTAGTTTTAAATCAAGTATTTCGCCTTTCCAGTTACGTTTGACAGACATATCAACTACTCTGACTTCTGCATCTAATCCGATTCGTTCGTCAATGAGAAACGTCCTGTCGCCTAATTCCGGTTGCGCTAGTGCATATCCTTGTTTGCGTAAATCGTGAATGTCTGCTGATACACTTATTTTCAATGATTCGTCAACTAAAATTTCAAGTTGTTCGTCCATTGTTGCTGTTGTTGTGATGTTACCATTCTTAATAGGCGGCGCTTCACGTATACCGATTACGTCAGCGAGTGGGGAAGTGTATTCCCTGATTAATCCTGCATTATTTTCTGCGCCCTCGTTTCCACCTTCATCATAATCTCCGTAACCTTTTGCGTATGTCCAATATTCGTTGGCATCTATTTCTTGTTGGATATTTGATGCATTCAATCTATATCGGTATTGAAATTGCGTATCTCGTCCGATTTGCTTTTCTAAATATACTGTGTTTCCTACAATTCTAAATTCGGCACCGTAACGCTCTATGCCACGTTTGAATGTTTCTAGGCGTGTCTCCCCATCCCCGACACCTTCCCATCCTAAAGCGTAAAATGTATCGACAAGTACATAATTAAATCCGCTATTGGCAAAGGTTAAATCGAAGAACCGTGTAGCTGTCATGTGTTCATCATACCGTGTATAGATGCGTTGATTATTCATGGAATCAAAGAAAAGAGGAACAGCCTTGACATTGACTGTCAGGCGTTCCCCTTTACCTTGCCGCTTTGCGTATATTATTTTGTGTTCCACATCGTTATGATCGGATATAATCCACATTTCCCCGATTTCATCAATAAATAAATTATTGACTTTGCTTACCTCGATTGTTGCGGAAAACTGCTGACTTCCGTTTAACTCGTAATCGTTTTGTATGGTAGCTTGTATTGGGTATTCGTTACCGTTTAAATCACGTACATACATATACGATGTGTCATTGACCGGAATTGTAGTGTCTGTTTCGTTCACTTGTACCGGAGTTATGAAATATTCTTCGGTCATTTATTCACCTCCCGATATGCGACTATCGACGTGCGTTAGTTGAGTAATTATTTCTTCTTCCGTTCGTTCAATTGCCTTTCGCTTTGTTCATCTGCTCGTCCAGATAAAACCATGACAGGAAAAATTATTACAAAAGGCAATAGCAGTATTGCAAGTATTATCCATAACATGAATACCCCTCCCATTAAAATTATAGGATAATTACGGGATTATTCACATAAGCAATTAATACTATTAAGGCGCTAAGTATGAGCCTGTTGTTACTGTTTTCACGCCTATATTATTAACCGCATCTTCAATTTCCAACGCTGTGTCATTCGCTGATAACCCTATTTCAATCCCATTAGAACGGAACAAATCTACTCTATCCGGTAGCAAGTCATTATAATATGCATTGACACCACAATTACCAATTTCAATAGCGTTTTGCAACACTTTATCTGATAACCCTTGTGAACCTGCAATGAGTGTTACATTCATACGTTTATCAGCTTGCCTAACTCTCCTTAAATTTACGTCCCACGCTGCGATAAAAGTTGTCATTGCATTCATGCCGTGTTCTCGGATTTTTTGTATCGCCCATTCGAGTTCAGCAACAGTAAATGATGGTTTTAATTCTATAAACGGTTGAACTGATGAACTCCGGCATAAACTTAAATACTCGTCAAATGTTGGTATTTTTGTTCCTGCGTATGAAGGGTCGAACCATGAACCTGCGTCTAATGCTCGTATCTCTGCTAGTGTCATTTCGGAAACTTTCCCAGTTCCGTTCGTTGTTCCGTCAACCGTAGCATCGTGAATCAGCACAAATTCATTGTCGGAAGTTAGTTTTAAATCTGTTTCTATGCCACTATACCCAAAAATAACTGCATCTTGAAATGCAGGCAATGTGTTTTCCGGCGCTGTTGCCATGCTTCCACGGTGCGCAACAAATAACGTACCTTCTTGAACGGATGGGATTATGACACCGGGATATTTTCTCGCCATTGTACGTGTTGGCGTTAAATTACGTTTAGACTGCATTAGAACAGCACCGCTATCGTAATAGTGACTGTACAATCTACCGCCGCATTATTTGTGAACCACACTTGAAAACGGTCTGTCACATAGTCAGGTAGCACCTTATATTGCGGCCGATTCGGTCTACTTGTTACTGGACTCGGGAAAATCTCTATAAATTCTTCTGTTAAGTTACCAGTTACCGGGTCATAAATATATCCCGATGCTTTAAATTCTTGGTCTGATACGATATAGACGGTCATTTTTTTGTAGCCCTCAATTGCCCCGACATCAGTAATAAAGGCTTGCTTACCGCTTGCAGGTACTACAACATTATCTGCAAGGGTTATCTTACCCATGTTAGGCATACTTTTAATTGGTAAAGGGTCAGTCAACGCTTGATACTGTAAATCAACCGGAACTGCCACACTACTCCCAGTTAGTTGAGTATTAGCCGGAGTAGTACCGTCAATAATCCCCTGCAATTTATTATTTAAAGCAATGTTCTCAGCTTTCAATGCATCTATTGCAGCTTTAGTTGCGCTGTCTGGATAATCAGTCGGCAGGTTGCTAACTTCTCTAGGGTCTATCGGTTTACCGTTTACGTCTGTTGTTTTAATGTGTAGTGCGCCATCTGAACCTTCGCTAAATTCGAAAGCGTTCTGGCCTTCTATTTTATGCTGTGGCGCTTTGCCATTTAACGTTGTTTTTAAACTCGCATTAATATCTGCCATATAATTGCCCCCTTACCTGTAATAAAATCTGAATATGAATTGAAAATCAGCTCTAGTTGCACCTGTTATTTTAAAGTCATTCATACCCGGAGATAATTCTATATATTTTCGGTTTGTATTTCGTAAATAAGCTAATCCGTCTTTTTTAATTCTTGGCCCGTCTAATTCGATTACCACTGTATTAGGTACTGCTTCATTCACTTTAAACAATGATCCGTTTGTTGTGTTTTGTAATTCGAATGATGATGTTGAACCCTCTACATTATAAATGATTATTTTCAATTCTTCCTCGAATGGATGAATAGGAATATTACCCGCATTGTATATTTTGAATGCGTCATATACCCTATTGTTGTACATGGTTTCTCTTACTCTTGCAAAGTCAGTCCATGTCGTCATTAGATTTCAGCCTTCCAAACAATTGTAACGTTGCTAGTACCTGCTGCGGGTGCTGCTTTGAATGTTACGATTAGATTAGTAGCATCTGCTGTTACATGGCTTATTTCCGCTGTTCCTGTGTCTGCGCTACCTTCCTGTGATACGTAAAAAGAAGGTGCTGCACTTAATCCATGCGGGATATTGAAAGAAACCGCCGCACCGTCACCCGATGCGACAAAAGCGCCTTTGTTGGATTCTATAAATTTCCCGTTCACTTCATTAACAGCGCTAACAAGATTCGATTTATCGACTGTGCTCAAATTAGTGAGTGTGCCTACATCCGTTTGTAAATTACTTATATCTGTATTATTGCTAGAAATTTCGTTTTGTCTGTTTTTTATTTCCGTGTCGATTGCTACAAAGTTATCCGTTAAAGATGTGTCAACTTGTATAGCAGAATCGTTGGCGTTAGGTTTATACAAATTGTAATTCGTTGTATAGGTAGCCATTAAATATCACTCCATTTCTTAAAACCGACATCACTCCACATTGCAGGGGAATAGCTTACCGTTTCCATTTCGGGTATGATACCCATGTCGCCAGTCCAAAAACCGCTTGCAGGGTCGATACCGTTTTTGTCTATATCTTCGGTAGTTCCTGCTGATTCCGCAAAAGGTAATACAGTAGTCGCAAACTCCAATTCCCCGCTACCGTGCTTTATCATCTGTTCCAATTCGATTACATTCTTCAATCTGACTAAATAACGCTTACCGTCTACATTTACATTTTTAAAATCATCAGGTATTACATGTTCTTGTCCTGGTGTTTCAAATTTGTACGGTTGATAACTTGCTTTTCTTCGTTCATTTATATAAAAAGAATCAGCCCCGGCAATTAATCCGAAAAGCTGATCCCTTAATAAAGGAAAGTCTAATAAGTCCGTTGATTCCATATGAAAGGGTACTTTGATTGTACGTTGTCCGTATGTTGCGCCATAATCAATCGTACCGTTACGCCCTTCTACATTGCCATATGTGGATTGTAAGGGAATGGACTGTACAATGAAATCAACTACTCTAATACCGTAATCCTCAAGATTGAAAGACATATTCTTTTTTGTTACGTGTAAATCCATCCCTTACCCTCCGATGCTTCTTATTTTTGAATCTATTGCATTTTCTTCATTCACATAAGCGCGTATCCATTCAGCGTCACCTTCAACTTGGATATATACGTTTTTATCAGGTAACTCGAAATCATTTATACTAGCGTTCAAATTGCCGTTTAATGTTCCTACGCCGTTCTTATTCATAACAGGATCAATGACAGCACCTACACTATCAAGCTGTAAATCAGGCTTGAATGAATCCCTAACCGATGTAGCAAGTTGTGTTGATGCGTTACCTACTTTCTTTTTCATGCTGTTCAATCCGATTTGTAGACCTTCTCCGGTATATACACCGATTTGCTTGAATACCCTTGATGGAGAATGAATACCTAGCAAGTTCTTAGCACCTTCAATAGCACTACCAACCGCGCCTTTTACGCTGTCAACCAATGCACTTGCTTTATCTTTAATACCGCCAATCATACCGCTGATGATGTTTTTACCAATACTCGCTAAATTAATTCCACGCAAAAAGTCCATAACACGATTCCATATGTCTTTTATTGTATCTCTGACGGATTGCATTTTATCCCTGACGGCATCTTTTATAGCGTTGAATTTATCCCGTACTGTGTTACGAATGTTATTGATCGTACGATAGAAGAATTGCTTAATCTTGAACCATACGACACGTACAATAGTTCTTGCGGCTTCCATAGCATTTTGAATTTTACTTTTGATTGCATTGAATTTATCGCGAACAAAATTAGTTACGGTGCTTACTACTTTATGGAATATTTGTCTAATCTTGAACCAAACAACTTGTACAACACGTTTTGCGAATTCCAGGCGTTGCTGTATGTTGTTTTTAATGTCATTGAATTTCTTCAGCACCCATTTAGCAATAGCTGTTGCGACTGCTTTAATCTTGCCCCATATCCAATCCCATACAATCTTGATCGTGTTCTTTACTGCTTTGAAAGTTTTAACAGTCCAACTCTTAATTTCATCCCAATACTTAACAACAACCCCTACTAATACCCCAAGGATTGTTATTATCCATCCAATCGGATTGGAAAGTCTGAGTATAGCCATTCCTATACGGAAAACCCACGGTATAACCCTGATAAGCGCTCCACCTAGTTTCGCAACAACGGGCCATACTAACATAAATGCGCTCTTAATCATCAACAAAACAGGCGCTAATGCCATGAATACACCGATTACTGATGTGACAATTGCTACCACTTGTCCAATAGTCTTGTTACCTTTCATCAGTCCGTTAATCCACTTTAAAAACTTGTTTGTCAGGTCAAGTATTTTTGTTCCTAATGGCGCTAACCCTATTCCTAGATTTACAAGGAATTTCGTTAGATTACCGATTAACTGCATAACTTTTGGGCCATTTTCTTTTACGAAATTGATGAAGTTTTTAAATGCCTTCGACTTACTTAATCCCGCCGCCCATTTAGCAAACTTCTCAGTCAATCCGATTAGTCCATTTTCCATGTTTTTACCTAATGGCCCGAACGCTTTCATCAGTTCCATGAATCCTTTAAATGCGTTCCCTGCGATTGTTCCCCAATTCTTAATAGCCGATGTTCCACGGGTAGCAAAGAAGTTAATGAAACTCTTGAATTGTTTTGTTCCTGCAAATGCATTAAGTCTATTTAACAAGTCAACCAACGCATTAGAAACAGGCTTGATAATAGGCTCTATTCTTTTTAATAGCGTGGTAGCTACTTCTAATCCCGCTGCAAATACTTTGAATACTGGTTTTTCCGTTGCTGATAAGAATTTATTCCATTGTTTCTGAAAACCTTGAAATGCCTTCATTGCTTTCTTTTGTGCGCCACTCATGCCGGATAGCAAATTTTTGCGTTGGTTCAATAATTCGTTGATCCGTTTTTCATTTGGCGCAAGTGATTGGCGTTCTTTTTTCAGTTTGTCGTTAATACTTCGTAAATCCGTTATGCCTTCAGTCAATTTGCTTATGTTACCGATAGCAGCGATAGCAAATGCGCCACCTGCGCCACCTGCCGCGACAAATGAGGATGCAAGCGCACCGACACCGCCCACTAAGCTACCGATGATAGGGGAAACCATAGGCAATACTGCTAACAATCCACCCCGTAACGAGTGTCCTATAATTTCCCCAACGTCTCGACTATAATCAGCTAGCCTATCCATTGAACGTCTGAAACTGTCGTATTCAGCTTTTACATGGACTTTTATCCGATTAGGTACAGTCTTAGCTATTGCCTTAACTTCTGCCATTTTGCGCTTGAATTCACTTATCCTAGCGCCTACAACAGCACTTAATCTTTCTTGCATACATCAACCCCCTTTCGGTCTGAAATCAGGCTGAAACCCTTTTATATGCTTGTTTAACTCAACCATTTTTTTAATGCGATCTTCTTCGCTTTCGTTGCTGTCCAGGTTCTTCCTAGCACGTTCCGCATTGAATAAGTCAGTCTCACGTAATTTCTTTTCATTTTGTGCTTTGCGTTGCATCATTGCTGACCTAGCCGCATATTCGTATTGGTCTATCTGTCTATGTTGTGCGCCCTTGATAAAATTGTTATATTGTCTAGGTGTCCACGATTCTATTAATTCGGGGTCGTGTACATTCAGCAAATGAGATGACTGTATTTCTACATCGTCATAGTTTATGCCTTCAGATTTTTGTACTTTTCCTTGTACAGTTTTTGCGCTGCTTTGATTTGTTCCGCTTCTTGTTCCGTTTTCGCTAACTTGCTCGCCATGTCTAAGTTCTTCCAGAAGTTCTGAAGCTGTTTTTTGAAAAACCCCGATTCATCCAACGCTTCGAACGCCTCCTTTTGCAAGCGATCAATGCCCTCGTCCTCGATAATGTCAGATAGCGCATCTTCAATATCATCAACAATAGGCTGTTCTTTCTTGTAGTGTGCTGTTGCACAATCCCAAAACTTAACCAATGCGCTTGGCTTGTCGTTTAGCAAGTCCTCGTAAATCCCTTCAATGCCTGAGGTTTTCTGCCCCTCCACTACTTCGGAATATTTCTTATCTGCTACCTTTTCAAATTTAAAATTTACTTTCGGTTCGTACTGTTTTCCATTGATTTCCATTGTTTTATCCTCCTAAGTATAAGAGGGGCGAATGCCCCATTAGTTATCCTGCTGTTGTAGCTGGTTCTTCAAACGGATAAGGCTGTTCTGTCAGTCCTGTTGGTAGTGAAGTCAATTCACCTTGTTGTGATTGTCCTCGTACTTGAAGCGTTGCTGTTACTTCTTGAAAGCTGTCTGTTGGATTGGATTTTTCCGCTGATTCCACAATGCAATATGCGAAAGATGCATCGTATCCGCCTTGTTCGTTAGCTGTCTGATTGACTTCCCAAACTTTGAGTTCTTCTTTGTTACGGATTGCATCTAATACTGCTTGCTGTCCAGGGTCGCCTTTTTCACCATAAGCCGTTAACTCGAATGATTCAGAGTTTTGACCGTATGCGACAATACGCCCCATTTTCGTTTGTTCGTCAATGATTTCATTCTCGATTGAGTAGCTATTTTCAGTAAGATTAGCAATGACTAATCCACCCGCTGTAGCACCCAAAGGCTGTACTAAAAGGATAGTATCTTTGCCGTTAATCATTTAATCACTCCTAATTGTTGATGTAATACCTAATTTCCATGACTCCATGAACAGCACCGCCCGGATCGAAAAACGCTCGCATGTTCACTAAGTCACGTCTAAGCATTAAAAAAGAACCGCCAATTTTTAACGGTTCATGTAATGCGCTTAATATATAGTTGAATAATTCGTATGTTTCCTTTTTCCCGTCATAGTCACTCCATGTGTGCAATGGTAATACGATGTTTTCGCCTACTGATGTTTTGGTCATGTTACCTGTTACAGTCGGCTCTCCTATCGTAATATAAGGAAAAACAGCATCCCCTGAAACGTAATCATGCACTCCAGTAATAATATTTGATAGTGTGTTATCGTTTGAAAGTCTGCTGTATAATACTTTTTGTAATTCCGCAAGTGATGTCTGCATTACATCACCCCAATCTGTTCATTTCTGATTTAAAATATTGCGCGCCTTGTTCTACTGCGGGTCTCCAATATGGCTGAGACTTCATTCCTTCTGTATACCAATAACGCCCGTCTGCAAAGTACACCCATCCATCTTTTCGCCCGTTTCCGCCTTCTGCATAGATACCCGTTCCAAATTCCACGAAAATCCCGTAATTTGCTGTTACCTTAATTTCAGCAGACAACCCATCAGGACGTATATCCACTTCAATAGAACGTTTCAAATTACCTTCATCAACAGGTGCTAACGCCTTCGCTTGCGTTGCTATCATTTCGGCTGTTTCTGCTACTATTCTTTTTATTTCTCGAATGTAGCGCGCTTGGAATTTTTCTACTGCCTTATCCCATCCTGGAAAACCAGTAGAAACTACACCATACTTCATTTCAACTCAGCCTTTACCATCATGATTTCGCCCATTCCGCCTTGATCCAATGGATTAGAACGTAATTCCAGTATAAAGTTATTCCCTTTACTGTCCGTCCTGTCATTCCATTTAACCCGCATATTCCCGCTAACCGTCATATCCTGCTCGTTTGTTTGTACCGGAGAAATAAAATATTCTTCAATGCGTTGTGCGATATACGGAAAAAATATATTGTGGTCTATCGGATTAACTAGCTTCCTAGCTTCAACATATTCACTCGAATTAACAGGTTGAACGTGAGCCACCGTATTAAAAGCGTCAGCCCACGTTTTTATTTTCCCGCCCATGCCGTCATCAACCTCTGTATACGTCTGAAATGTTATATTGTGTGGAAACATTAGAATGACAACCTTTTATATGGCTTCAAAGGTTTCAGCACACTGGGCGGAAAGTCTGTTTCATATGAATAGCTGACGTTACCCATGCTGAATGATGTTACTCCTGCCTTTTGTAAGTTATACTCACATGCTTTAGCAACGAATAATTTCACTCCGGCAGGTAATGGATCGCTAAATGTGTTATTGCAATAGTCGCCTGCATATTCCGTGAAAACAGCAATAGCAGTATTCAAATACACATCATCCATATTCGGCTTGTTTAGTAGTTCTTTCACATCAGTAGGTGTCATAGAATCACCTTATTTCTTTTTACTTTTTGGCTTTTCGCTTTCTTTCTTTGGCACTTCCACTTCTTCATACTGCATAGAATTTTGTACGCGTTTTAATGTGACCTTATCTGTTACACCAAAGACATTGCCTGTTTCCTTATTCTTATAAAACATTTAATACCTCCTAAGGGGAAATTAATCCCCTTTTATTATGCTCTTGCTGCTGCAATAACACCTAATGCATCTGGCTGTGTGGTTTTAGAACCGTATACATGCAAGCCACGGATAGCATCTGCAAAGAATTTCTCTGGTCGATATGCTTCCGTTTTTACGATCTGTTCAGCTACAGAAATAGCCATGTTGTGACCGACTAATACCTTACTGTTGGTAAATGTCGCTGTGCCATCGCCAGTAAACTGTGCAACGTTGTTCGACATACGTAAATCAAATCCCGCCAACCGTCCTACACGTCCGTTTTCCTTTGCTTCTTCAAACATTGCACCGCTATTTTGAGAACGCAATGCTTCATAATAGAATGGAGGAAGGACAGCCCAACGACCTTCTTGTGGTACGTTAGCTTCATCAAGCAATGTAGCCATCTTAGAAAGTTGCTCATATGCTGTTGTGCCATCAATCGTGATAGGTGATGCATCGTCACCGATTTTGTGTGTAGCATCTACATAATGACCTGCAATGTACTTATCGAAAATGTCATTTACTGCATATGCTGCTCGTTGTGCGTAACGATCAACCAATTCAACGTTTGCCTGTACTTTGTCAATGTCATCAACCATGAAATTAAATGCTTTCGCCTGGTCGATAAGCAAGTCACGGCTAGTACTCTTTACTGTTTCAGGTGCATTCAATCCGTTCACTTTGTCGTAATCAAATACGGAAATATCACCCGCTTGTTGAATGTGTACTGTGTCACCTTGATTAGAAATTTCACCTTCATAATCACGGTTGACAACGCTACCGAAAACGTGTGCCTTATCTAAGTTTGCTAATAGTCGTGCACTCCATAGTTCTGGAATAAAATTTTGTACTGACATTAATCATTCATCCTTTCAACTTTTCCCAATTTTTATTAATTTGTTCCGGTGTCATTCCTTTGAAATCATCCACCGTGAATGTTTGCTTTGTTTCGTTCGGATTGCTGCTATGTGGCTCTCTGCCTTTTAACTTAGGTTCGTCACTCTCAAATAAATAAGCGTCCGATTCTTTTAGTGCGTCAATCTGGTCTTGTACGCCTACTAGATTATCGTTATCAAGACTAATCTTGTCATTATCCAGTAGTGCCTTGACTGCTTTAGGATTACGTGCCTTCACGTCCTTTAGAAGCAACTCCAATTTAGATTCTTTCTTCTGTTGACGTAATTGCTCGTCATATTCCTTCTGTGCGTCATCGTTAGCCTTCTGTAAGTCCTTAATCTGTTGCTGTAAGTCCTCGTTACCTGATGCCTTACCTTCCAAATCCTTAAGCTGTTTGTCACGGTCTGTTAGCTGTTGTTTGTAGTCATCAATTTGTGATTGCAGAGTGTCGACCTGTTCTGCTTTCGTTTTGTACTCATTAACAGCCTTCCCGTGTTCCTTGAAAACCGCTTCGATTTGTTCATCTGATAACTCTAGTTCTTTAAGAAAATCTCGTTTCATATTCTATGTCTCCTTCACGTTTTACGAGTTTGTGTGCTCGATAGGATAGCATGTTATACGTCATGCAACGTAGGTATAAGATATAAATAAAAACGCCTACCGCTAGTCTGATAGGCGCATTACTTTGGTTGATCTTTGTACCAATCTTCATAAAATCTGTACTTCTCCACTATATTTGGTGGATAAACTTGTTTCATTGCCTTTCGTTCTGCTTGTTTTTCTGTTAATCCTTCTTCCGCCATGAGAAAGTCCATTCTGTCTGCCAGTCTTTGTTGGTAGCGTGCATCGTTGTAGTCACGCACACGCCTTGTGTCTGGCATCTTGCCATTTATTTTAACCCCGACATCACAACGACAATTAATCGTCATGGAGGGGTTGGCCCACAATGACGGGCCTTTTGCTTTCATACCCTTATAATGAAAATACCCCTCATCATCCGCTGTCTGTCCGTCTAGCTTTCTGTGTGACCGCCTTGTACGTAAATCCAATTCAGCCATCCAAAACTTTGCAAATGCGCTTTCGTTTCCTTCTGGTTTCAGTCCATATGGCTTATCACGTACAATTTTCGGCTTGCCATCAGTTTCCGGCTTATCGTCCGACTTCGCTTGTTCCACCTGTTTATCCGGCTCGATCATTTTTTTAGCTTTTTCGATGCTTTTCAAACGTGATTCAACTTGTACTCTACCGGATTCTGTTCTAGCCACTCGTCTAGCTTTACTCCGACTAAAATTGACCGCTTTTTCAAGGCGTTCAGCCATTTCTCCATATGATTCGCCCGCCTGGATACCTTGCGCCAACTCTATCCGTATCTTTCGCACAATCTCGTTCCTGTGCTGATTCATCAATGATGATAATGTCAACTCTTTTATCGGATTGAGTATAGCTTCACTTACTACCCGCGCGCTCGGAATGGTTACTTGCATATCTAGCTGTGTAGCCATTTCGTATACAAACAGGCTCATTAATAGATTGTCAGTATACTGGTCTTTCATTAGTTTATTGATTTCCTGATACACTTTCTTATAGTCATCATGGATCAATAATTTAATGCGTTCCATTTCCTTCTCGAAACGTTTATACTTGTATACCTCTGTACGGCTAATAGATCCATTATCAGCGTACTTTCTATGCATATCAGCTAATAGGTCTAGCAATGATTTTAAACGTCCTGCAAAGACTTTATCTATGTCTCGTTCGGACTGTGTTAGCATATTGTCTAAGTGTTTCTCAATGTCATTCTGGTTCATTTACTTCAACACCTGGCATGTTCTGCATGTACTCGTCTTGTTGCGCTTTTCGTTTGTCAAGTTCAGCTTGCACATCGTCCACGTACGGATGATTCGTTAGAATAGTCTCGTCCGATAACATAGACTGTGATAGTCCTAGATTCTTGATTATCTCAGCTTCATTCGTGATGATGGATTTATTAAATGTCCATGTGTAGTCTTGATAGTCTGCTTTCACATTCTCAGCTATGGACAAATACTCACATATGAACCATGTAAATTCACGTAATGACTTGCTAAATTTTCGTTCTAAGACGCTAGCCTTTAAATCCAATGCTGTGTACAGGAATTTCAATGATACGCCAGAAGGGTTGTTTCCTAGCTTGTCAGCGCTGAAATTAACGCCTTGCCCTGCATCATATATAAGCTGTTCTAACCTGTCTGCATGGCTATCTACTGCATTAACAGGTATGTCAGCTTGCAATGTGTCCACTCCACTACCTGGTTCATCCGATACGCTAATAGCCTTGTATTTCTTAAGATTAGTCATGAACTCATCCAAGTCTTGACCTTCATACCCTTTTAGCACATATATCAAAGACTGTACGTCTACAATGGTGTTAGCTGTATTACTGATGATTAACTCATATGCATCAATTAGGCGCTTGTAAAACTTCAGGTCGCTTATACATTCCTCGTTGTTACGGAAATCAACAAACGGTACTTTGCCCCATCCATAGCCTTTATTCCCATAATAAAAGTGTGACTGCGGATTCTGTTCTACTCCGGCATCATAATGTACTTTGCCGTCTATTTCCTCATAATACGTTACCTGCTCACTATCCCATAATTCGATTTTCTTAATGTCGCCTACATCGTAATAACGTATAACTGCTTCTAAGTCACGTTTCTTTGTCTTGGTGTATATCGGTATACATTCCTGTGCGGGTACAATCATGTAATCGAATTGTCCTTCATCGTCTATATACGGATGCAAGAACTCCCTTCCCTTATTAGATGCATGTTTGACTAACTCTGGCATCGTGTCGTCAAATTCATCGCCTATAATTTCTTGTATACGTTCCAATGCAGGGTCGTTTTCCTTGTCGCTTGCCAATGTTACAGGCTTACCAACTAAATAACCTACCTTCTGATCGACAAGGCGCTTATGCCATGATGCGGGTAATTTCTCATTTGTAGCATCGTTATCTACTACCTTAGCGCCATTTTCATACGTGTATATCTTTCTGCCTACTATGTCGGTATCGTTGAAATAGTATCGTACACCGTTTTCCATAGCTGACGTGTCGTGATTGTCTATTAACTCTTTTATAATGTCCGGTGTCTTAGGAGATTGATTCTGTATGTGGCTGATTAGTTCTTCTGTGTGCGTTGGTTCTGTTGGGTACATCGCTATACCTCCTTTACTTCAATATGGAAATACTACGTTGCTTCATGTCGTTTTCAAATCCATAGCGTGTACTATCTATTGAGTGATTGTCTGCATCTTCTAACTTAGCTTTAGGATTACCGTCTTTGTCCGTCTGGTAGTCTATGTTTTCGAATTCTTTCGCTGTGTTAGGTGTGCGTTTCGGGTCGATGATTATTTCCTCTAAGTCATCCAACCACTTTTCGCCATATTCAACACTTCCCGGGCCTTTCTTGGCACCTTTAATCCTCATGCCGTAACTTTTTAATTCTGCTATGCTCTTAGGTTCTGCTGAATCAGCTATCGTCATAGTGTCGTGATAGCCTTTACTGTTTACCCATTTGGCTAACTTTGCGTTACTCAACTTAACACCGTAAAACTCATCAATAGCATATATGCGTTTCCGCGTCTTGTCATAATGCCAACGCACAAATGATACCGGATCGACTGCATAACCAAAATCCAGTCCTTGACGTATGTTATCAAACACCTTCACTTCATCATCTGTTATCGTTCTAAAGTTTAGATTATCAAACGGCACTACACCTGAACCGATAGCCTTACCTAGATATTCCCACTCATATTTTAGTAGATTACGTTCTTTAGCTGCTTGTGCTTCTTCTTTGAACTGATCCGCTATGAATGGATTATCCAAATATGTGCTATGGTGTACGAAAGTGTTTTCCGGTTGGAATTGTGTTTCATATTTCTTATTAACCCATGACTGTTTCCTCTTAGGCGGGTTATACGAATAAAAGAACTTATAAAATAAACCATCACCCAATTCACCACGTAATAATGAGTTTGTAATGGTTGTCACTTCATCTTCTGTTTTAAATTCCGCTATTTCCTCTAGCCACGCAATAGCAAAAGGGAAATTAGCACTCTTTAATGACTTGATGCGTTCCGGTTCTTGTGCGCCCCTGAATGTAATGTAATTACCTCTAGGAACGTATGTGATACGCATAGGAGACTTATTCACTTTAAATAGATGTGTTACCCCTTGCTCTGATATGGCCCACTTAATCTGCTCGAATATGGATAACTCGATTGTATTATCAAACTTTCGTATACCTACTGCATTTACAGGGTATCTCATAAGCATTTGTACAATGATATGTGCTATGTCCGATGACTTACCGCTACCCCTGCCACCCTTGCATACAATGTTCAGCACATCAGGATTGACAGCAGCTTTCCATATTGAATGAAACTTCTTCGGGATAAACTCTGATAGTTTACGTTGCATCGTCATCAGTTCCTATGTCGTCAACAAATGTAACGTTCATATTTCCTGTTTGTTCTATTTCCTGTTTGTCGCGGTATTTTTTTGGAAGTCTATTCTTTAATGCAAATATTAGTGATGTCGGGTTAGGGTGCTCATACTTCTTTATTTCCACAATATCACCCTTGTTAGTGACTGTTTGTTCCGTGTAATAGTAACCCGTTGCTCGTTTGTGCAATGTGTTTTCTAGTTCATAGTCTGAAACTTCTTTACCCTTTTTTATGGCAGTCGCAAAAGGCGGATATTTCTTTTTCCACTCTTTCAACACAGTATAAGAAACGCCTAAGTTGCCCGCTATTTGTTCATCAGATAACCCGTCACGTTTCCACCCTTCGACTAAATCCAATTTATCTTCAATTTCTAATTCAATGTATTTATTAGGTCTGCCCATTAGATCATCACCATTCCTCCTGAACAGAAAAAAGACACTCCGTCATGAAGTGTCCTTCCTTTCCGTTATCCATTTTTCGTTATATTCCCCGTTAAAGTACCAGGATATTCTAAATAAGATATGATATTCATCTTCTGTTATTACTTCTATGTTAGCACCAAACATGATGCACCTCCCCGCTATATTGTTATGCAGGGAATAAAAAAATATACCCGCTTTCCACACGGGTACAAACAATAGTTATCAGCTTACTGTTTAAGGAACAGTTTATTGACGGCTTATTCAGGCCGGTTATTGTAGCTATTCATAATGAATGTTATTGGTTCTTCTTCCTTCTCTTGTTTACTCTTGATGAAGTTGTATAGCGTCTTGCTGAAATCTTCTCCGCAATCACACGTTTCTTTACCACATGGACACATGCTAATCACCTCTTTAAAGAAATAGTACAAATCCCGTGAATATCGTCATAGCTAACAAGAACAATCCACCCAACACTATAAGCGAATAGAAAAACAACGATGCTATCGCGTTTAATATATCAACCATGTATTTCGTCCTCATCTATAACAATAGTATATTCCACTTGCCCTTTTTCTTGCAGGTAATCAAATACAATTCCGGCTATTATCTTACATTCCATATCGGTAGCAGTATAACCATGCAGACGTAAGCCGAAATATAAGTCGTGCGCTACTTCCGATTCTGTGAATGGTTCGCCTTCAATCGCCTCAATTAATTCGACTATCTTTTCCACTTCTTCGCTGTCTGGGGCATATCCCATATCTAGTAGTCTGACATATACATAGCTTACGAATTCTGACATGATTACTCACTCCTTAACTTTTTAATTTCTTCCGCCAATTCGTCAATGTGTTTCGTCTGCTCGTCTAATTCTTCACGCTGCCATACTAATTCGATTGTGAACAGTATCAACGATGTAGCAATTACGATCAGCACAACAATTTCTATTGGAGTTAGATTCATATTCTACACCGCCTATACATAATAGATGCATCTTTCGGATTCGTAATCGTATTCAAACACCTGGAATCTTCTGTGTGATGTTGTGTAACCCATTTCTGAATGCCACGTATCAGGATTAACTCCTGATGGCAGTTGACGATGTATAACCCCGCCTTTATCTAGCACTAATTCGTGGTGCAGGTGTCCGCTGAATACCGTTCTTGTTGATGCGATACTCCACTCATAAGGAAACTCGGTCGCAAAGTTTTCCGTTAGGTTCTTCAGTTTTTTCTTATCCCCGTGCGAACTACCTGCAAAGTTTAACCCTAACATATGAACTTTTCGTTCTTTGAATTCATCATCAAAATGTATTTGTGTAAACCGTTCTTTAAGCATCTGTACGAATGTCCATTCCATGCTTTCTGAATGATTCCCCTTGGTGTAAAGGACTGTTACTTTGTTGCTGTGCATCAACGCATATTCAAGCAACGGATAATAAAACATTTTAGCGTTGTTCCATGCTTCGATAATGTCTACCTGTTGTATTTCTCGTCCTGATGCTGTTCTGTTCCGGTGATCGTTATGGTGTAGCAAATCATTGCCGATTATAAATAGTATTTCTTCGTGTCCTTTTTGGATTAAATCCAATATCATCATCTGCGTTTTCTTGTAATCCTCATAGGTTGCTATACCAAAGTGCATATCCGCTAACGGTATATTCAAGTATGACTGTTCTCTGGTATGTACTGGTTGTATGTTTACTTCAGGTACTTGTTTAACACTTTCTAACAGCTTATCAAGAGAAAACTTGTCTTTTTTAGGTATAACCTTCACTTTGGATGCGTATAATACTTTAGGGTTGTCCATTTCCTTGTTAAAGTGATTCCACATGCTGAATTGATGTGATGATATTTCCCACTCGTCTGGGTCATACCCATGCGCTTTCAGTATATAGTCATTGTCCTTCAATCTGTCTTGTGAAATCTTAATCAGCGTGTCGCTTACTTCTGTTCCGTCTGATTTGCGTTCGAATGTGCTTTTATATTGTGGTTCTGGTTGTTGTGGTGTATCGTGTAGTAATCTGTCTTTGTTGTTCCTGTATTGACTTCTGCATTGCTCTATTGTATATCGTTCATCATGTACTGCTGACATTTGTTCAGATATTGCAGCCCATGTTAAATTTTGGTTTTTTAAATTTATGATTTGCTTTCGTTTTTCGTCTGTCCAGTTTATCATTTTTACAACTCCTTTTATTTAGGAGTGAATACTCCCGCAATAGCCCCCTCCAAAAATTGCGTATTCCCGAAAACACCTTCGCCTTTTTAAAAGAGTATTCACAGTGCACCGCCTGTCAGACTTTTGTCAGACAAACTGGCATTTATTCCTTTTTATTGTCAATCCCTAGTTTTTTTCTAGCTCTTTTGAAATAGATGTGGACTGTTTGTTTAGAAACCCCTAACTCCTCCGCTATGTCATGAAACTCCCACAGATACCCCTCTCTAAGGACAAAACACACTCTTTCTCTAGCTGATAGCTTCACAAGTTTTAAGAATATATCTTGTTTTTCTTGTTCGGTGAGTTTTCGTTCTGGAACAATATCCAATGAAGGAAACCAGTCCATATTAGCTATGTGATCCGTCTGATATGCACCGTGCTTATCAATCCCTAAATACATATCGGGCTGCGTTCCCGTTTTCATCCATTCAAGACTAAATGTCATATCGTTAATCATTGAATTGATTTCCGACTTGTCTTTTTCGTCTTGTTCGCTATCTCCTAGCTTGTCATGCATCTGCCTTAGTTCCTTCCTGCCCTGCTCGTATTCGATTATCAGCTTGTCTACCCATTCCATGTGCTACACCCCTTTATACTGTGATTCTACTAAATTCGTTCTGCTATTGCGCTTATGACGTTTACTGTTACGCTGTTACCGGCTTGTTTATATAATTGGCTGTTTGAATTAACTTCTGCTGCTTTAGCGAATGCTGAATCGGGAAAACCTTGTAATCTAAAACATTCTTTTGGCGTTAGTTTTCGGATTTTTAATTCTTCCGTTACCGTTCCTTGTTGGCATCCGGTGTCTAATGTGTTGGCTATTCGCTCTCCCACTCGCCCTCGCCTTGTTTCCGAATTAGGTAATGACAAATTCACGCTGTCGCCAGGGTATGCGTCTTTGTACCCTTGTTTGGTTGCTTCTTTAATTGCTATCCCGTGTCTATCTTGGCTCGTTAGTGTAAACATCGGTTCTCCATCTTCTTTGAAACGTCTGCCGTTTTGTCGTTTTTCTTCTCTTTCAGGTGTTAATACTGCCCGGACTTCTTTTTGTGCATGCTGTTTACCTTCAATAACGTACGATCCGCTCCCCCCCGCTTCATACCTTGCTGTAATGGTATTTGTTGATTGTCCTTGTACCCCATTAATCTGTTCGTCATTTCGTCTGACAGGAAATACTTTTCGTGTACTTCCGTTTCTAAGATATCCGACAATGAACACTCGTTCCCTGTTTTGTGGTACTCCGAAGTTTTTAGAGTTAAGCACTTGCCATTCCGCATCATACCCGAGTTCATCCAAGGTTCTGAGGATAACCTCGAACGTAGCCCCGCTGTTGTGGTTGAGTAATCCTTTGACGTTCTCAAGGAATAAATAGCGTGGTTTGAGGATATTAGCGATGCGTGCGATTTCAAAGAATAAAGTTCCTCTAGCGTCATCGAATCCCCCTCGTTTCCCAGCAACTGAAAAAGCTTGGCATGGGAATCCTCCACAGATAACGTCCACTCGTCCTCTAAGTGATCGAATATGCTCGTCTGATACTTTTGTGATGTCATGCCATTCTTCCTCTCCTTCTGTATTGTGTATTGCTTTATATGATTCCCTTGCGAATTTATCTATTTCACAAAAACCAACGCATTCATGGCCGTGTTGTTCCATGCCTAATCTGAATCCTCCGACTAAATGCCAGAGAACAAATCCAAAAATTTTAGACTTTTCTCTGACATATCAAACCACTCCCTTTCTGTTTCTGATTTCATTATGATGCCTTGTATGTTCAGATATTGTCATGAGTTCTAAATTTTCCAATCTATTGTCGTCTTTGATCTCGTTTTTATGATGAACTATTTCGCTGTCGGGATTATCCGCTCCGTTCCAATTTAAACGTCTACCTAAATGCCTTTCCATTATCAGTACGTGTTGATAAACGTAATCTCCTACCTTAGATGCCCTGGGATGCCCTGGTGTTTTCTCTAAAACATACCCCTTATCCTTAATTATCCCATTTTTCCAATACGAGTTATTTTTTCCAAACTGATTCCTTTTCTTTGGTGTTCTTGCTTTAATTCCTTCTTCTTTCATTCTTGAATATATAATCTTTTGCGTTGCGCCTAACTTCGTGGCTATTTCCAACTGCGTATGACCTTCTTTGTATAGTCTTTTAATCTCATCAGTTTTTATTTTTTGTTTTGAATATTCATCTTTACATTTTTTAGAACAATATTTTGGTTTCGGGTTGTAGCTTTTAAATATCTCATTGCACTTGATGCATTCATACATGTATTTGTTCATGTCATACCTCCGATTGAACTTTATATATGCTCTGTAATCCGCTCAGTTCACTTTGCAATGCCTTCATACTATCCCTGGCTGATGTATACATGCTATCAGCCATATCACGCTTTAATTTGAGCTCTGCTGTGTTTCCTCTGGCAATGTCTCCTATTATGCTTACTGGCGTTCCTTCTGCCTTTAATCGTGCTATTTCCTGTCCTAATGCTTTGCGGTATTCGTATTCTGTTTCGCTGCGTTCTTTGGCTAGCTTGTATATAGTAACTGTGGCGTTATCTATTCTAGTACTTGTTTTTAAAATCATTTCGGATATTTTTTGTAGTTCCACCTAATCACCACTTTTCAATTATCTCAATTTCAGCGCGTGGACTGTCTGAATAATATTTTGTAGCGTTCAATTCTACAATTTGCGAATCATCTTTATAGATTATCCCGTTAAGTGAATCAAGAATACCCTTGCTTAAATTGTCAATGTCGGGCTTAACTGTCGGTCTGATTTCACCGGATAACATTTGTTCTCGTTTCTTCTTGCTTGTCGATTTCGGTATTTGTCGGTAGATTACTAGATTTACGAATAAAGTTGTTTCAATCGGTTCTTTTGGCGCATATTCCTGCGCTATTCGTGCTACATATGTTTTGTAATCACGTGATGTTTTCGGATCGTATAGCCTGATGCCTTTGCCCATTCTTACTGCTCTGGGCCTTCCTTGCGCTACACAATCCCCAGGTATAGTAAACTTAATCATACAAACACCGTAACTAGAAATAATAGAGTGATTACCACCGAATATAGAGCCCATCTGCTATTTTCTTTGTTCAATTTCTGATTAACTTCTCCTAATTCCGCATTGATCCGATGCAGGTGCATAAATTCCTCATCGTATAGTTGCTTTTCCGCGTCATGCATAATGTTCCGCCAACTCCTTTTCCAATTGTGTATCGTCTAGCTTTTCAAATACCGTTGTGTTGTACCCTGTTATTAGTGATAGCTGTTCTATGATTGAGTTGCGCTCGTCTTGTGTCATGCTAAATCACTTTCTTTCACGAAAACTCCATCCTTTATTTTTCCGTCACGTCCTGATATTTCCTGATAAGCCTTGCTGATGCAATCCCTTATGTCCAGTCCGTTTTGCATAGCTGATATTGCTATCGTGATGAATATATCCCCGTAATCGTCCTCCATTTGCTTTTTATCTCCACGTATATATGACCTTGCCAATTCGCCCGCTTCCTCGTAAATTTTTATTATTTGCTTGCTTGTATCGCCTTTGTCTAAATCTCGATCAATCGCCCATTCTTCTATCTGTCGTGTCAGCTTGTTTAAGTTTGTCGGTGTATCGTTGAATACTATATCTTGGTAGTTCATTACTCCACCTCTTTTAATTCAATTTCAATTCTTTCTTTCGGTATTTCCATTAGACCTGAAATAGCATCTTTGTACTTTTTTAACACTATATTTTTCAGATATTCAGATTCGTATAATTCCCTGGCAGCACTTTCATTTTCGATTTCTTTCCCTGTTATAGTGATGATGGTTTGCATTTTCATTATACCCCTCCTAGAAAAAGTTATTAGATTCACATCCTACATTTGCATTTAAATTTAAATATGGGTCATCCTGCAAAGCGTCTGTTACGTCTACAAAGAAATAGCTGTGGTCATACGGCTTATCTTGTCCGTGTTTTCTTATGTTTCGTAATGAGCCTGGTGTAATTTTTAAATACCTCGCACATTCTACCATTGTTCCCATGCATTGAAAGTGATCCCCTAAGTATACTGCATATGTTTTCATTTGTTCTTTCTCCTTTCCGTGTGTAATGGTTCGGTTGCTGCTTTCTCTTTATCCCAATCCAGTGCATACATTCTCTTGTCAAATGTTGGTTTGCTTATTCCGTTTTGTTCCGCTAGTTCTATCCACTTTTTCAGGCTGTTCCTCCTTCCGCCTTTTGGGGTGGTCGCTGCTTCTTCCTGTGTAAATCCTAATGCATCTATTCGCTGATTGAAAAGTCTTTCTGATATTCCGTTTTTTATTGCTATTTCACACCACTCGGACCGTGGCTGTTTCGTTCGTTTCGGTGCAGTTAATGCTGTTTGTCTGTTCCATCCCCTGCGTATTCTGCTTATTACGCAAACTTCGGTTAATCCGTTGTTCTTAGCTTGTATTCGTTCTTTGATGGTTAGTGCCAATTCCCGCCCTCCTTAGTTTCCGCCTTAATGTGTTTACTTCTGCTTGCAATCTAGTATTATGTAACTCTAGTTGTTCTATTACTTCTTTGTTTTGCTTTGACCGCCTGAGATAATCGTATTTGTGATAATACTTATCTTTCATTTGTGCCATCTTTCTATATCGTAATTCCATTGTAGCATATACATCTACTAATTGTCTACTATTTATTTCCTTTACTAGTCCGGCAAAATAGTCTACCGGACATGTTTTATCGTAAAGGAATATGTTGATTAGTTGATTGTCGCTTGCTTTTGTATAGTCTATCATTCTACACCACCTAATCAAAATGGCAGGCTATCATTCATATCGACTTCTTCAGCACCGCCAAAAGGCTTTTGCTCCTGTTTCGGTTTGTTGTCTCCTTTTGAATCCAGAAAGGCAACTTGTTCAGCGACTACCTCAGTTACATAAATGCGCTTTCCTTCGTTGTTTTCGTAATTACGTGTCTGAATACGTCCGGTTACTCCTACTTGACTTCCTTTACCTACATATTGTGCTGTTACTTCTGCGCCCTTTCCGAATTGTACAATGTTTATAAAATCGGCTTCGCGTTCTCCGTTTTGGTTTTTAAATTGCCTGTTGACTGCTAAGTTAAAATTTGCAATAGCCTTCCCATTTTGAGAATATCTTAAATCACAATCCTTAGTTAGTCGTCCAACAAGTGTAGTATTGTTAATCATTATAATTCCTCCTGTGTATTGAAATAGTATTCCATATTTGATTTGGTTGGTTCTTCGATTAATCCATTTTCATATAGATCGTGCTCGTCCATCCAGTAGTGATTTCCGAATTTACGTTTGTGCATTACTTCTAAATGTCGTCTGAATCCGTCATCCTCATGTGCGTTGCGATGATGTGTAGGACATAAAGGGTGTAAATTGCGCCATGTTCCACGACCGCCTTTGCTGCGAAAATAAACGTGATGCATCTCAACAAACGGATTCTGACAGAAACATGAACCGCCCCAATATTCTAATGCCTTATCATATTCTTCCGGCTTGATTCGGTTGCGTTCTTTGCTTTTCGGTTTCCTGCGCTTATGATTGGGTTTAGGTACACCGGTCATGACTTACCCACGCTCAACAGCGAATAACCTGCAATATCTCTGAAAGCATTTTCTTCTCCCTGATTCCCGTTAGCAATCCGCATCTGTTTATCGAATATCCTAACTACTGCTAGCATATCCTTGTATTGATCGGGTTGTATTCCGTCAGGGTACAAAATCTTGAGAAAGTCTCCTGATTTTCCGAAACTATCGCCATATTGTTTTTGCTTGCTTTCTACTAGCTTACCTATTTCCTTGCCTGTTTCTTCGTAATTGTCTGGGATGATTGTCCAGTCACCATCTGATACGAATTGTCTTGCTGCTTCTAATTTAAAATTTATTTCTCCGCCATCCCCGCCTGTTACTTTTACTTCTTCGCCTTCTCGTTCAGCGTAATAAGTTGTGTCGCTCATTCTGTGTTTGAATTTGAATTTGTTATCCATTATCCGCTTATCCTCCCTTGTAAGTCCTTGCGTTCCCTGCATCGGTATGTCCTGACTGCGTGTTTTTTCTTAATCTGGCGTATGTTGCCAAGTGATTTGTTCAAATCCTTTAAGTATGGTTGTAACTCTTTCATGATAGAATGTAGTTCTACTAACATCTCATTTTCGTCTTTAAGCTGTCTGCGGGCTTGTCTCACGCTTTGAATTTCCTTCGCAATGCTATAACCCTCGAATGCGTTAAAATTCGTCAGTTCCGCTAAGTGTAGCAAATCCTGTGTTTCTTGGTCTAGCCTTTTTATGTCCTTCTCGTTGTATTCGTATGTTTTCGGTATGTCTCGGATCGCATCTCTGATTGTTGTTGCTGTTTGTTCCACGTCATACACCGGATAACCTCCCTCTCTTAATCTAGTACCTATTATACAGGTTAGTAGAATGGTTGTCAACTAGAATTATAAAGTTTTTTCATTTTATTTTTACCTTCTGCATATCCTAATACGTAAATCTGTTTTATGCACCGATCCAATGTATCTGAATCTAGTTCCCCTATTTCAAATTTATCTTTTAGCATCTTGCGAAAATAAATAAATTCCGTTTCTAATTCTGTCATGTTATCACTCCTAATAATATTGTTCTTGTTTAACATCTTCTATCGCTTTTATAAGATCGTTTATTCCGTTTCTGTCCAATTCAATCCAAAATTCTTCTTCGTAATTATCGAATATCACTTGAAATGAGTTCGCCGTTTCCTTCCGTACACCAATCACGTTATAATTTTTATCCTCGACTGTTCTTCTAAAAGCCATTATTTCGCCCTCCCATAATATACTCTTTTTTTGTAATCCTTAAAGTCTGTGATCCGTTTCGTTTTTGGGTCAAAGTGTAGTTTATCCTTCCCTACTCCACCCCACCTGTTTTTTAGGTACTGCAAGAAATACTCATGTTCAAAGTCTGGATTCGCTTGTTTTTCTTCTTCTGTCACTTCTGCCTTTGCTGCGGGCCTGTATACACCTAATACATAATCCCCGCTTTCCTCGATCGCCCCTGTATCTCTAGCTGCATCCATTGTCAAAGGTTCGCTTCCATCTGTACCACTTCTGTTTGTTTGCGCTAATACGAATACCAAAACATTTAACCGTTTCGCCATTTGCTTAATTTCACGGGCAATAGCTGAAAACTCTTCATAGCTACTGTTACGCATCGGACGCTTTAAATAACTGAAATAGTCAATGAATATAACGTCTAATGGTTCACCTGCTTCTTTGCACATTAAAGCATAATTTTCTACATCCTGGAGACTTTGCCCGCTTCGGTCAACTGTTTTAAAATGTCTGTCTAACTTCTCGTAAATCGGTTCAAGTGCCGGCTCGTCATTTAATACCATTTTCGTGACTTCTTCTTCTGTTTGGTCGAAATGTATTTGTAATAGCTGTGGTGCTATGTTTGCTCCGTCTAATTCCAAAGAGTTGAACATCACATTTTTTTCTTGTTTAAAAACAATATTGTGGATGAAATTTAATACAAAAGTAGTTTTACCTGAACCGGCTCGACCTAACATATAAGCAACTTCTGTCTTTTTCATTCCTTTAACTTTTTCGTCCGGTTTTTGTAAGTTAAAAAAAACCTTTGCTGCTACACCTTCTAATGCTTGTTTCTTAAATTTATCTCTAATGTCGCTGAAACTTTGTAAGTCTTTTTCTTTGTCGATGGTTGCTTCTTCTGTTTCCATGTAATCTAATACAAGTGATTTTGATTTGTTCCACCGTTCTGCTAGATAATCAGCCATTTCAGCCCGTATCATTTTATTTTGCGTATACTTAACGAATTTCTTGGCAACCTCGTACTCGTCCACCTGTTCAAGACAGACTTCTAATTCTTGTTTAAGCATGAATAACTCGTGATGTTCCGATCCGAATCGGTCAATCGACTGTCCTAACTGCAATACATCGTTAGCGTCCTTTATTCCATCAGGGAAACGTATAACACTGATTGGATTACTCACCTTTGTTCTTAATGTTTTAATGTTTCGTGATACGTTTTTTAATCCCGTCTTATCATTATCAGGAATCAGGTATATTTTTGTTCGTTTGGTCATATACTTTGATAAAAGGTTAGCTTGTCCATCTGTCAAATATGAACCGCAGAAAGCAACTGATTCCTTGTAACCCATCTGATAAAGTGCGATAGCATCAAAATAACCCTCTGAAATGAATACTTTATCTTTAATGTGCTTTCGTGCTTTATCCAGTCCGAATAACAACTCTGATTTCTTGAATACGTCATCTTCTTTACTGTTTACGTATTTCGGTTTATCATCGTCTAAGTTTCTGTATGTTTCACCTACCACATTACCGTATGTGTCCAGGTAAGGTATTGTAATAGCGTTCGCTTGCATATTGAACCCGATTCCGAATTTCTTAATGGTTTCTTGATTGAATCCCCTGTCCAGTAAAAACGATTCAGCTTGTTTGACGTTTTTGTAATGTTCTAATGCTGTTGATCTGTTTTTCTTTACAATGTCCTTTTTCCGTTTAATGACTTCTTTATCGAATCCGGCTAATTGAATATTGTGTTTGTCTGCCATATATTCAACCGCTTCATATGGTTCTTTGATTGATTCACGCTGCATAACGTAATCAACTACCGTTCCACCTGAACCGCACCCAAAACAATGATATGTGTCTGTTTCAGGAAAGTAAGTAAATGACGGTGTGCGTTCATCATGAAACGGGCAATTGGTTTTGTATACTCGTCCGCTCTTTTTTAAGTCTAATTCATCGTCCAATACTCCGAATAATTGAACCTTGTCTTTTATGATTTCAAAGTTGTTTTGCAAGTTGTTCCCTCTCTTCTAATAGTTCTTTATATTTATCTGGTTGCATACTCCAATAATCATCTCCCATAGCAAGTGCCGAATCTATCTCTTTTATATATCCCTTTATTTCGTCTTTTACATCTTGCTTAGTTTTTTTCTCGATCTTCTGAATCCCATCGCTTTTAAGAAACTTCCTCAATGTCAAATTATGGTCTTTGTATTTTCTGCCTGATGAACCAATGTAATTGTTTAAATCCTCAATCTTAGAATCAATTACACTTTTACCGTAGTCGTCAATTAATCGTTTATATTCTTTGTCAGTTAACAGTACGTAGTCGAGATGTCTCTCTTTCTTAACCTTATTTTCTTTATTAGCCTTATTAACATTATTATTATTGTTCTCGTTCTGTTCTCGTTCTGTTCTCTCTCCGTTCTCGTTCCGTTCTCTCTCCGTTCTTTCTGCGTTCTCATTGTTTGTTTTTGTGTCGTAAAAACCTTGATATGACGCATAGTTCACCACTGTGAAGAGTGTTCCCAGTTCGGTATCTTCAATTTTCAATCGTTCTTCTTTAACTAACTGTTCGATTTTCTTCTTAATCAGTGAAAGTGAATATTTTTTAATAGAGCGATTCTCAACATATTCCAAATCACTTCTTAAATTTCGGTACGATCTAAGATATTGACCTCTTTCTATTTTAATTCCTGCTTTGTTAACCCCTTCTTCTGCGAATACTGCTTGACCGACAATATAAAAGAAAATCCTGAATTTCGGTACATCGTTCCATATTGGATTTTCAAATACTTCACGGCTCATTTTGAAAAAACCACCTGTTGACATATTCCCTCCCTCCTTATTTTCCGTTTTCTAGCCAATTCATTACCTTGTCCAGTTCGTAGCGTATGGTTCTACTGCCAAGTCGTCTACACGGCATCCCTTGCTCTCTCCATCTCCATAGCGTCATCTCCGTTACTTGCAGTGTTTCTGACAACTCTCTACTTGTTATCAATTCCATATTGTGTTGACCACCTTTCATAACATTTGATTATATTGTATCATACAATTCTACTAAAAACTATACTTTGTAGAAAATAATTGATAGTATTTACTTATCGAGATAGTTTAATAGATATAAGATAAAATAATAGGCGCTATTGCAGCGCCCTGATCAGTTCCTCTAATTTGTCTATGTCTATCTCTATTTTGGTGTAGCCTAGTTGCTTGTTGTAGTCGAGTATCTTTAGTAATTCGGTGTAGTAATGGTTATTCATTCGGTTTCGCTATCCTGTTCTTTGATCCATTCGCCATACAAACGATACGCCCTTTTATCTCGATGGGTATAATCCCGGACAACGCCTATTAATTCATCGTTTTTATTCCGCAACCGTTCATTTTCGGATTCGAGTTGTTCGCCGCGTTCTGCTTGTTCGATAAGCCATACAATATCCTCATAAGGTAATTCGGCTAGTTCCACAAATTCTTTTATATGTTTTAAACGTTCACTCATATTTTGTCGTCCTCCTCACGTTCGGTTAATTCAAAGTCTCTAAACGTTTCATCTGTAGCTATACCCAGTAATTCTGTCAAAGTACAAATGATTTTAGATGGCTTTTCACCGTCTTGTATATGCCCTTTTATCACGTCTAGCAGTTCGTTTTCTAAATCCTTGTTTATTAATCTATTGTCTATCATTCACCCTCACCCCAATCCACGCGATTTTCTGCAAAGCAAAGTATTTGTATAGCATCTGGATGTACTCCATCAATATTTTCGTACTCGTTTAAAAATTTAACTGAATAATTAACACTTTCATCAATCCTTAGTACCTCAAATATTTGTGTTCCATGTTTGAAAATATCGCCCTTTTTATATTCTTTAACCCCCCTGCCATATTCCGCCCACCATCTACGTTCTTTTTCTTCTGCTATTTCAGATTCGGTGGCGTGGCGGATATTCCACATTAAATGCTTCATTCCACCCTCATCGGTAACAAAATCATCAGCAACCTCACTTATTACAAACGTTCTGCCTTCTAGTAGATTTTTATCATCTTGTGGGCGAGCATTCTGCCCAGTAATTATTCTTGTTACATAATCCCCGACTTTATACTCCGGTTCTACTTCATAGCCGTTACACAACGCATCAACTATTTTAGACATTGGAACATTCCCGTATGAATCGTAGTCCTTTTCAAAATCCTTTACTATCTTCGCTTCATATTCCGTCAACTTAACCTTACTCATTCCGATTCCTCCATTTTCGCTAATTTTTGAATATCGGTTAATCTGTCAATAAAATGCAATCCGGGTGATGCTGCTTTTAATTGGATTTGTTTTAGTGTTTTTCGCAACCGTTCATTTTCGGATTCGAGTTGTTCAGCATGCCTGCATACATATAGGGCTGAATTAGTACGTACTGTTGTTATATTGACTCCCATGTAATCAGTCTTATCATTTATTAATACTGAATTTCTGAATCTCTCCAACCGTTCACTCATTTTCTACCCCTCCGGCATAATATTATTTCCCTTGCAGTACTCTAAGAACTCTATTTTAGTTTTGTGTGTCTGTATATCCTGTTCGGTTATTTCAACTGGTATCTCGTATAGGTTATTTCTGCTTAATTCCATGAATGGATTATCCAATAAATCATCGTCCACTTGGTAAGCAATAAGCATACCCTTAGAAAAGCCATAGACATATGCGTAATGGATTAATTGTCTTTTGTAGTGTATTGGTATTCGTTGCTTAGAAAACCATTCAGACGCTTTTTTGGATGCCTTTACGTCTATGATGCAATCATTTAGGATATAATCTGTGTTGGCCCGTGCGATTCCTTTTATTTTTTGATCGTCACGAATTCCGGTTACGTTGTTTATTGATTCGTATAGGTCGATTATGTCATGCTCTAATATAGTTCCGACTGACATGTGGAGATTAGAAGGCGTTTCAGGTACAACGCCTTCAAGTTTGTTACTCCACCATTCACGAAATGTTTTTGTGTTGTAATTCATGTATATCATGTTAGCTTCTGAACCGCCTATAAAATTCGCGCGGGATTCCGTTTCAGTTATCATTTTTCATCATCTTTCAATGTTTCAATTGCTGTATGCTTCCACATTTTATTATGTGAAGTCGCTTTAGCTATACTTTCTAATGCTTCTCGATACCATTTGTTTTGTTGGTGTAGTTTAATTGCGTCCTTTCGGCATTCTTCATATAACTCCACTTGTTCTATAAGCCATACAATATCCTCATAAGGTAATTCGGCTAGTTCCACAAATTCTTTTATATGTTTTAAACGTTCACTCATATTAAGCACCCTTTCCGTCAATCAGGATTGTATCAAGTTGGTTAATCATGCCTTCCTTTTGTTTCTTGCTGCCTGATTGTAAAAGTGTTTCCATGTCCTTTTTAGACTTGCCTAGCTTTTCGTATAGTGCGTCTTTCCCGCCTGCTGTTTGGATCGCTGTTGCAAATTTGGTTGTGATTTCGCTGTTTAATGGATTAGTTTCTTGTTTTTGTTGTTTTGATTTACTTTGTTTACCGCTGTTTCTTTCGTCAACTCCGTTATCAGCTTCTGGATCGTCTCCAGTTGGAATCATGAAGGCTTTCATTAATGCGTATTTTTGCGCCCCTGTGATAGCCTTGTAAACCGCTTTGTCTCCTGAGTCTTGCCCTTCCCCTGCACTGTGAATCGAAAGTTCTTCGCCAGTTTCACCATCAATGAATGTAAATTTAACTTTAACTGTAGCAATGTACTCTGTTTTTCCACTTCGATTAGTGTGTTCTCTGGTTGTGTGTTCAACAACATCAGGCAACATAATAACCTCTTGCTCTGCCAAAACTTCCCTTATTTTTTCCTGTACATCTGATTCAGTTGCATATTTATACTTATTAAAATTGTTAAATCCTTTTTTCTGAATGTATTTTACTTGTTTCATTACTTCTGCTAACTTTTTAACTAATTTCTTCTCACTCATATAAAATCCTCCTAATAATTTGGTGTGTATTGCAAGGGGCTTAATCCAAGCCCCTTGTTTCTTTGTACAAAACCATTATCATGTAACTATGTCCGTTTTCCGCACCTTCTGATGTAATCTTAATGTCAATAACGTCTCTGAATTCAATAAAGTCGTTCACTTCTTCTTGCATTTCAGCTATTGAATCGTATCTGTATTTACTGTCATAAAATAATTTTATTTTCATGTTATCCCTCCACAAATTCTTTTTCAGACATTCCAACAGCTTGCAATTTCTGTTCGTTCGACTGGTATTCTACTATAAAAGATTCATCGTCTACATCAGGGAAAAAGCGTTCCATAAATTCCTCGTATGTGTCGTCATCTGCCAAAGTAAAGTATTCTGTTCCGTCATGCATGAATCGGAAACGCTGCCCCTCTACTGTTACATAGTGTCCTCCTGCTGATTCGATGAATGAATCGTTTGTCATGTGTACCTGGTATATTTCCTTGAATACATTGTGATACGTGCTTAGAACCCCGTAATTGTCGTAAGCCTTCTGATTCTGCATAGCCAACCATTTAATATCATTGAGTGTCATTATTTAACCCCTCCATCATTTTATTTACTGCGCTTTCGATCTCCTCTTTGGATATTCCTTCTAGCAAACAACTGTTTAAAAAGTCATTCGGTGTCATCCTAATACCTCCAATATAATTAATAATGTAGCTGCGATTTGTGTTGTTCCGAGTAATGCGATTAGTGTATTTTTCATTGTGTCCTCCTAAATATGTGTAAGTACGAAATACAAGAATACCAACGATGCGACAAACAATACCTGTAATACTGCGTCTACTTTATCTTGAATCACATTCTACAACTCCTTAAAAGAATTTTTTGATTGATACGTTTAACTCTTTTGCTATTTTAGTAAGTAATCTTAGTGACGGTTCTTTCTTGTTGTTTTCGATCATGTTGTAATATGTCCGGTCTATGTTGAGTATTTGTGCGAATTTCGTTTGTGTGTAGCCTTTCTTGGTGCGTAATGCTCTTAGTTGGCGCGTGTTCATTGTGTACCTCCTTTCTAATTACTGTATACCCTTATTATACAGAATGTATTCGGAAAGTCAACACATATTTAATAATACTATAGTTAAATTTGTAATTACTACGCTTAACAAAATTGTTTTCATCCATCCTTTACTTATATTTATATCTTCAAATAAAACGACTACAAGAATAGCTATCAGAATAACCGCCCAGCCAATCATTATCTATCCCTCTTTTCCAATTCTTTCATATTGTCCAGTGCTTTTTGTGCCACCCCGCCTAATTCTGTTTTTGTGTATACCCTTAATGTTTCTTTCATGATTTTGTTTTCTCTAGTAAGTTGATTGAAAAACTTAACGGATATTTCGGTCATTTCTGGTTTCATATTATTTTCCCCCTTTGATTTGTTAATTCTTATTCTACAGTATAGTATACCCAAAGTCAACAGGAAAAATAAAGATTTTTAAATTTATTTGATTTCGGTTATACTATGATTAGAAAGGGGTGATACAATGAAGTTAGGGGAAAAATTAAAAATGCTGCGTGATATGCATGGTTTAACCATGCGTGAAGTTGCAGAAAGAGCCGATGTGCATTTTACCTATATTGGTAAGATTGAACATGGCGCAGAAGCTACAATGGAAGTATTAAGGCGGTTATGCGATATATACGGTGTGGAAATGAGTTTCTTGTTTAATGATCCAGACAATGAAATGATAAATGGAGAATGGTTGAAATTCATTAAAGAAATGGAAGAACAGGAAATGACGCCTGATGATGTGCGGAATTATATACAAGTTGTAAAAACAATAAGAGGGCTGCAATAGCCCTCTATTCTTATCTTTATACGTTTTCTTCTCCTTCGATTCCTGGATCAATATAATTATCTGTGTTGTCCGTTACTTTTAATTTGTGTTTTTTGATGTAAGTCGCAATATCCGCCCCGTTAATTTGTTGGCATATATCTATATCCTCCATCCATGTAACGCCCGCATTATTTACTGTGAAAACACAAGTGCGACCGTATATGTTCGTTAAAATATCCCCGTTTTTCAAGTTGTTAATTACCCTATTTACTTTTTTAAATGTTGAGACTTTACTCATTTTAAAATCCTCCTTTTAATATTCTGGATAGTTATCCCAATGATCCGTTATTTTTAAATTACATTTATGTATATATTCTTCGATGCGTTTCCCTGCTATTTCTTCTACAACGTCAATATCTGTCAGTTTTGGTGGATTGTCCGTATAAATGCAAGTCATCCCGTTTTCATTTGTAAGTATATCCCCATTTTTCATGAAGCATCCTCCCCGAATAGATCGTTTAATGTACAGTTGAAAATTTTCGCTAACATTTTAGCTTCTCTTAATGTGAAATCTTTTCTACCACTTTCCTTTTCGTAATATGACTGTGGGTGCATTGCTAATTGACGCGCTATGTCCTTCTGGTATAGTCCTCTTTCTCTGCGGGCAACATATAACTTGATGTGCTTATCCCTCAATATTATCCCTCCTGTTACTCTTTGTAACGTGTTACTTAATAATATACGTTACCTTTTGTAACATGTCAATACCAAATGTGCATAAAATTAACAGGTTTATATTACGCACGTTCATGGTATAATATAGACTCGATAAGAAAGGATGATAAAAATGGGTTTTTCTGACCGATTGAAGAAGTTAAGGAAGGAAAAAGGTATCTCCCAAGAAAAGTTAGCAGACGAATTGAACATTAATAGAACGTCAATTGTTCATTATGAGAACAACGCAAAAAGAATACCGCGTAACCAACGATTGCAAGAGATCGCGGATTTTTTCGGTGTGAGTGTTGATTATTTGCTAGACCGTTCCGACAATAAAGATTACACATCAGAGGAAAGATTACTGTTAATGGATATAGAACATGGCTTAAGTATGGAGGAATTGAGAAAAAAATACAAGTTGACGATTGACGGTCAACCTGCATCAGAGGAAGAGATAAACGCTGCGATAACGTTCATCCGATCTTTGCGTCAGATGAATTAGTTTCGTTTGCTAATTTAGATATAAATTCTAACAAGTCGATTTCTTGCATGTGGTTTCCTCCTTTTAACTGAACCCCTTATGTAATATAACTGTAATATTTCTATATTGAGAAGTATACCACTTTTAGGGAAATTAGACTATATGCTTTTAGAAAATTATTTAAAGGGTGTACAAAATTATGTCAGTCTACAAGGATAAACAACGAAATACGTACTACTTTGTAACAAGAATTAACGGAAAACAGGTAAAAAGGCGCGGTTTTCGGACGAGTAAAGATGCAAAACGGGCGGAAGCTGAATGTATTTTAAATGCGCCTGATTGGAACGATCCGCTTTTTGAACATGTAGCCGATGAATATTTGCAATGGTATAAGAAAAGGCGTAAAGCGTCCTCATATGAAACACGGGAACGCATTATTCGTATGCACATAAAACCTCATTTCTCGAATAAAAAGATTAATAGCATCGGTAATCGTGACATTACCCAATTCCACGATTTAATAATAGATAAACATTCGATTAATTATTTGAAGGCTATCCATGCGTCATTATCTGCTGTATTTAACTTTGCAATCAGGCAGGAATACACGACAAAGAATCCCGCCCGCAACGTGGGGAATATAGAAGGAACGCCAACAAAGCATATGGATTACTGGACACTTGACGAATTTAAAACGTTTATTAATGCGGTTGACAACGATATGTATTATGCATTGTTTATGGTTCTGTATTACTCCGGTATGCGAAAAGGAGAATTGCGCGCTTTAACGTGGAATGATATAGACCTGGATAACAATACAATCAATATAGACAAGTCCAATTCAAGTACAACTGTTACCACAACTAAAACAGGCGCTATAAGGCGCATACAGATGCCTAGACAGATTATGAGACTATTATCTTTGTTGAAGGCTGAACGCAACCCTAAGAGTGATTACGTGGTGTTTGGTGAGTTTTATAGTCCGATAGGTAAAACTACATTGGATCATAATTTCAAGAAGTATATTGACAAGTCAGGTGTTCGAAAAATACGGATTCACGATTTGCGGCATAGCCACGCTTCATACTTGATTAATAAAGGTGTAACTATTTCCGTTATTGCACATCGTTTGGGACATGCGAAAGTATCAACAACGTTAAACACGTATTCGCATTTATATCCAAGTACGGAAAAGGAAGCTGTATTAGATATGGAAAATGATTTCAAACAGGCAGAAGTATTTGAGTTCAAAAGAGGATAA